ACTCTCATTCTTATAATAGTGCAAACCATCCTTCTAGTAGTGGCCCAGAGCAAGATCAAAGTGGAGGTCCAGAGAATAGAACATTGTTTAATGTGAGCAAAACAACTGGAACTGCTACTACAGGTATTTCAGTTTCAATCGCTAATCAAGGTGGTAATGATGCAAGACCTGACAATATTGCAATGATGTATGTAATAAAAACTTAATTTTTTTCGTTTACTATTACTTCGTAGCAGTTATAATAAAAAGAAAAGTCTAATGGCTGCACCACCAGAGTATAATCCAGAAGTTTTTAGGAATTTAACTTTTTATAAACAATTCAGACGTACAGATAATGTTACTGGAAATCCTATAAATTTAACGAATAATACAATAACTGGTCAGATTTGGAATAAAGAAGAAACAAAAAAATATGCTGATTTTACTTGTACTATTGATGACGCAACAGATGGAAAATTTAGTATTTCCCTAACAAAAACACAAACAAATGTATTACCTGACAAACCTTATTACAGCATAGTAAGAACATTAGCTGGTCAAGATAAAACTCTTTTTAAAGGTTATTTAAAGGTAAAGCAGGGGTATAACCAATGACTATCGAATTAATTGAAACAAGAGATAAACTTATAGTCTCTGATGACGGAAGTGAACTTATTCAAGTCATTACTCAAGGTGAACAGGGTGTAGGTATTGATCCAGGAGTTAAAGGAGTTATTACGATACCTGCGAATTTATTAGATTGGACTTTAAACGATAATGTCGTAACTTCTTCCAAAATAGTTAATGGGACTATTGTTAATGAAGACATAAATGATAATGCAGCAATAGCGTTAACAAAACTTGCCACAGGTGCATTACCTACAGGAATTACGGTTACCAGTGCAAACATATCTGACCTTAGTATTGTTAATGCTGATATAAATGCCAGTGCTGCTATTGCTGGAACAAAGATTGATCCTTCGTTTACGTCAAATGTAACTATATCAAATACTGCACCTAGATTAGATTTTATAGATAGTAATAATAATTCTGATTTTCGGATAACTAATTCTAATGGACTCTTTGTTGCTTATGACATAACCAACGCTGCAACTAGGTTTAGTATAGGTTCAGATGGGACAACAACTGTTGCACAAAATCTTGACGTTGGAGCAGGTCTTGATGTTACAGGTAATATAACTGTTACT